CATATAAAACTTGATTACATTTAATAGAACTCTGTATAACACGCTGTGGGTCATCCTCTTTTAAACTTTCTATTTGTTCTCTAGATAGCTTACCACATTTATAATTACCAGATGAATCTGCAAATTGGTCACCTAAAGATGGCATTTGCACACTTGATGTAAATTCTTGTGAATTATTATCCCAATAACTATAAGCATATAACCTAATAAAAGGTCTAAACTTTACATTTTTAGAATAAACATTTTCACCATCAAGCTTTAAAGCAAAATGTCCTCTAGGCAACGGATTTTCGTTTTCATCTTCCGTGTCATAGTTTATTGATAGTCTCGATAATACTGAACCAGATGGCCCACCGCCATCAGTTTGCCCAGTAAGTCGCATTAATTCAGCATCACTTAAATTATCAAAATTAGTGGCTACTGATAACGCTTGATTTTCAACATTTTCAACCATTGGTTTTATAAACCTCCTTCATGTTGAGCCAATCGTTACCTATTTTTAGTTCGATACCGATTGGCATTGTATATTTAAAACCATAACGCTTTATACACTCATCAGATAAAGACATCATGGCATCTTTCATAGTTGTGATAGCTTGTTCATCTTCGTCTGGATATACATCCATAACGATACTATCATGTACTGTGTTGCAAATAATACTTTTTAGCTTTCGATTTGTCAACAAGTTTTTTAAATTAATTAATGCTATGGGTAGTAAGTCAGCAGTGGCAAAACCTTGAACTGGATAATTTTTTATAGCTGTAGCGTTAGTAACACTACCACTTCTAAGTCTTTCTACATTACCAAAAAAGTACTGTCTACCACTAGGTAATCTAACCTTATTTGTTATTAATGCCTCATTTTGTAGTTCTCTATGCCATCTTGTGACACCTTCGTACTTATTTTTAAATGCCCTATAGTATTGCATCTGTTTTGGGGTACCTAATATACCCCCATATAAAGGCTTAAATGTATCTGATTTTGCTTTTTGTCGAGACACACCTAATATTCTAGCAGTGTAACTATGAACATCAACCTCATTTTTTACGTCTTCAAACACTTGTTTATCATTAGCTAAAAATCCTGCAACTCTAAATTCAAGTTGAGAATAATCTCCTTCAAGTATCTTACCACCCTTCCACCTAGATGTAATACACTCTCTAACAGGAAAAGTATTACCTCTAGGCATGTTTTGGAAGTTTGGATTACGAGAAGATAGTCTGCCAGTACTAGTAACACATTGCATAAATTGTGGATGTACCATACCATCCTTACTTATAGCTTTTTGCATGCCATCAACAAAAGTTCGTAGATAAGTTCTTATCGCAGAATAGCGTATATACTTAATTAAGAACTCGTGTTCTACTCCTCTTGTAGATGTTAAATGACTTTCTAAAACTTCTTTGTCAGTTTTAAATCCCATAGCAGAACAATCAATAGAGTTTCTAGGTTTTAATCGTAATCCTGCTCTTTCATCTTTATTAGTAAATAATAAACCTTTTTCATTACAAGTTTTGCATTTTCTTTTTACATTACTTGGTGTGCCATCTTTTTTCATGTAAGTATACTTACCAGTTCCCTCACAGTTATGGCAAATAGTTCCATGTGTTTTAAATTCAGCACGAGCTAAAGAATTTATCTCAGTGTAAAACTCACGCATGTCAGAAAACTCTGTTCTTCTTTTTGGTTTTCTTGTGTTACCTCTTACTTCAAATCCAATGTTAAATCTTGTCGCCCACATTTTTTTGTCAGTAAGACGCATAGAATAAAAAAGTATAGACCTATCTTCTGGTGAATCTAAATTAATAGGCGTGTCACCCATAAAGTATTTTACTTTCTCATTTAAAAACTTTTCTAACTCTTGTAATTCATTTTCAAATTTAACTTTTATATTATTTAACACATCTAAGTTTATGTGTAATCCATTCATCTCAATGTCAGCTAAAACTTTTGTCAACTCCATAGAAAGTTTTATAGTAGGTACTATTCCATTAGACATACAAATCCCCCCATCCCATTTTTAATTTACTCAACTGTGCAACCGCAAGTTGATAGGTACTTTCAACATCTTGTTTACCATATTCGTAAACAATATTCCACGGTATCTTTTCATAAGATATTTTATTAGCCATAAATGGTTGAATTAGTTCACTTTTTTTAAGTGCAACACCTTTTCTTTTACAACAATCTTCTAATGAAAATCCCCATTTAACACCTCTTGCCATGATGTATTCCATGACCATAGTATCATGTAATTTATTATCGTAAGTAAAACCACATTGTACTAACCAACTAAAATCAAATTTTATATTATGTCCTACAAGTATGTCAGTTTTATCTAAAACATTTTGTAAAACATTTTTTGCATTTGGTGTTGGTGGTTCATCACGATGATAAAAACACAAATACTCAACTGGATTATCATCTACTTTATATCCAACAGAAACTAATGTGTTTCCATTAAAAGGACTAGATGTTATTTTATTTTCTTCATCAACATCAAAAGTAGTTTCTACATCAATTGTCGTTATCACTCTCAAACACTCCCCTCTGTATACTTATTCTTGCATGTCTAGAACCATGCCAACCATTTAATTTATTTTTACTTATTGTTATGCAACGATAAGGGTCAGATAAATCAATGTTGTCAGCACCTCTTCCAATACCAATAATTAAATCTGCTTCTCCCGCCTTACCAGTTCTAGAATTATCTAACATAGAATAATCTATTATTGATTTACCTTCTGCCTCATAACTTGCTTGAGAGACTGCCCAAAGTAAACAACCATGTCGCTTTGCTATCTCTCTTGCTCTTACATAAACATCTTTTAATTTTTCATCTGTCCTGTTGTATTGACCAGTAATGTGAACTTTATCTAATTGGTCAACAAACATAACATCTGGTTTATAAACTCTTGCATATTCATTTATCTCATCAATGTGCGTACCTACACTATCAAAAACTGTTAGATACGGTTTTATTTTTGTTAGGTACTCTTCTTTGTAGTTTTCAATATTGTCAGCAATTTCTTCTTTTGTTTGATTAAAATACGATTGTACTATTCTTAATTTAATTCTAACTGCAGGCTCTTCGTTTGCCCAGTATGTAACTTTTTTACCTTGTTGAATGTAACCAGACGCTTTAAAACTAGAAAATGTCGTCTTACCTATCTCTGGTCTAGCAAAAAGAATAACAAAGTGACCCCTATCTAGTGCGGGAACATTGTCAGCTATTGTCAGTAATCTATGTTTAAACTCTCCAGTAGAGCCATTTAAAGTAAACAACTCTTCAATATCTTCTTCAACAAGATTGTATGTTTCGCTACCTACCATACTCTCTTCATCTAACATTTCAACTAATCTACGAAGACCACTAATGTCAGCATCCGACCCAGTATAAATGTCAACGGCTTTTTCGCCTATCTCTTTTGCCTTTTGTCTACCCCAAAAATTCTTTATAGCATCATAATTTAGTTCCGATATAGGACTATTTTCATTTAATTCATCTATTCTATCTAGTATATTCTGCCTTGTAGCCTTTGGAACAGCAGGATATAGGTCAGTATACATGACCTTTAAGTCACGAATTGTCAGCACTTTGTCATCGTACTTGTCATGTATCTTTTCAATTAGGGTATATACCATACCATACTCGTGATTAAACATGTCACGATTGATAAATCTACGGACTTTACTGTAGTGTTCGTGGTTTAAACAAATAGAAAGTATCTCAGTATGTATCATTCATCCACCCCCAAGCTTTCTTATCTACTTTATCTACCAACTTTTTAATATCTTCATCTAGCATTTCTTTTATATCTTCTTCTAATAGCAAAAACTTCGCATTTAAATTTAAAGATAGGTCATCTACCAACTTAACAGCTTTTTTACTTGCATCTTTGTCAAGTGCTATGCCTACCTTTTTGTATTTCTTTATCACATCAACATGAGTTTGCAATAGATTAGTTCCAAGTAAAGCAATACCAACACAGTATTGACACAAAATTAAAGCACTAACAACATCCTCAACGATGATTGCGGTATCTCCTTTACCACAAATAAAAGGTTGACCAGAATTACCGTACCTATACCATTTTGGTTTTGTTTTTTTGTATAAAGCTCTACCTACCGCATCAATAATCTTGTTATCTTTTTGTATTAAAAAAACAGCTCTATGAGTATGTCGGTCATATCTCATAATACTACTATGTTCTTCTAGATTATAGTGCCTAACATAATTTAAGTAATCTTTGTCAGTGCTTTTTTCTTCCCAATGATTTCTAACATAAAATATCTCTGGTTCTTTTTGTCGTTCTACCTCAGCAAATAATTTTTTAGATAGTTCATTACGGGTCTTGCCCTTAATATTACAATCAGCATGAAAGCAATTATAAATTACCTCTGTACCAGTATTTAACGCAGAAAAAGTATTCTTGTTAAAACAGATAGGACAATCTATTCTTGTCGTTTCATCGACAGATAAATTTAAATTTTTTAAAAAGTTTTGTAGCATACTCCCCTTTAGTTTAGATACTGACCTCCCTTTTTTA